GGATGCAGCTCAGGTTGTTGGCGCCGACACGGCCGGACACGCAGATACCCATCGTGTAGAGCCGCGAGAGGGGCCCGACCTTGGCGATCAGGTGGCACTCCTCGGTCCAGAGGGCGGTGTGGTCGTTCTCAGCGTTCAGAGTCGAGTCCCGGACGACACCCAGATCGAGGGTGAGGCCGTTGCCCTTCACGAACGTACCGGCGGCGTACACCAGGAACTGGATGGACGCCGGGAAGTCGACGGTCGGCGTGGCCCCGCCCGGCTGGTTGCCGGTGCGGACCTGCCAGTCGTTGACGTACTGGACTCGGACGCCGCGAACGTCGAACTCGTTGCCGATCTGAGCGTCGGTGATCGACAGGAAGTCGGATCCTTGACGGCGGGCCAGGTCGGCACGGAACGCCTCCTTGGCCCAGATCGGCAGAACCATCTCCAGGATGTCGTTCTGACACATCCCGACCCGGGTCCGGTAGTCGATCGCAGCCCACGAGGCCGAGGTCAGCAGGTCCGGCGCGAACGCCTCGCCCGGAGCGCCGATCGTCCCCGCACCACCAGTCACGACCGCAGTCGAACCGGCCACGATGCGGGCGATGTACCGCTGGTTCATGGCGTGGTAGTGGGCCGAGCGGAGAAGGCCGACCTGGTGGCGGGTCGCCTCCGGATAGGCGGCGTCGGTCAGGTTCCCAGCGGTGAGGCAAATCCCGTAGCACTCCAGGCGGTCATCCGTGAACGTGGGGCATGGCACCCGCACACACGGCTTGTTCGTGGAACCGGTGACCGTGAGGATGTCATCGGTCTCCGTCCAGATCCACGGGTTCGTGGTGTTGTCGAAGGTGCCGGTGAACACGTCGGCCATCGACGGCGACACGGGGCGGCGCCAACCGCCACGCTCCACGCCAGCCGTGGGCAGGTCGATCATCCCGTCCTCACAGGAGATGTCGAAGAAGTCGAACGTCGTCTCCGATGGGGCGCACCACCCGCCGCCCGCCACGAGGGCGTCGGTACGGGTCAGCTCCTTGAACGTGGCCTCCACCCGCTCCGGGGGAGAGTCGATGTTCAGGACGTGCTCGTACTGGTTGGTGATCGTCGCCACCTTCGGGCCCCCAGTGTTCCCAGACGAGGAGATGGGCGTCGACTTGGCCCGCTCATGCATGGCGTTGGCAAGGTCGCGCACGTCGGCGAACTCGTGACCTGCCATGACGCGGGGCACGTCGGCGGCGGCCGTGATCATCAGGCGGGGCCCGGAGTCCGGCTTGGGTGCACGGGCCCGGATCTCCGACAGAGGGACGTTGATGCGAAGCGGCTGCTTCACCGTCACCCGACTCTGCGGCTTCGCAGCACTCGCGGCGATCGCCACGGGCTCGGCCTCAGCGGCGACGGGCAGCGGCGCGGCGACTGCGGGCGCCGGGACCTCCGCTACGGCCGGGGCCTCAGCCTCGATCTCGGTGGCCTCATCGGCGTCGTCGTCGGCGTCAGGGTCGAGCCCGAGACGCTTGCGAAGCTCATCGGACTTGGCTTGCGCCTCCTCCTTCGCCACGGTGCGACGATGACGCTCAGCCCTCACGGTGTCGAGGCCGGTGGCGATGTCCTCCAGTTGGGTGACCGTCTCCGGGTCGGACGGCGAGGAGTCGTACAGGCCGTTGAACGCCTCCACGAGTCGACCCTCCAGGTCGTCAAGGTCGTCGTCGGCGACGGCTTCCAGCTCCTCCGAGGTCGGGACGAGGATGCCCTCATCCTCACCCTCCTGCGGGGGCTCGTTGGTCGCCTGTGCGAAGGCGAACAGTCCAGAGTGCCGGGGGTTGGCGGTCATCGAATCCTCCGTGGTCGCATCCCGTTGCGCGGGTGTCATGGAGCCGACGATGAACGAATGCCCTCAGAATTGCAAACGACCCCCGGGGGGCGGGGGCCGTTTGGCAGTCGTCAGGTGCGGGCGTTACCCGCCCGGCGGGTCAGGCGACCACCACCGGGAAGACTGCGGCCCGGGGCGCCCGGCGGGCGGCGGCGGCCGCAGCGGGCGCCTTAGCGTGCATCGACAGCAGGGCGTAGGCAACCGGCGCCGACGATGCCGACAGGGCGGCCAGATGGGCGGCGGCCTTCCGGTGGGCGGCGGCCGATGCCTTGCACAGCGGCGACACGGCCACGGCGGCGGCGTGGACGGCGACGGCCTTGTGGGCGGCGGCGAGGGCGGCGGGCATCGGGATGACCGACACGGCGGCGTACCGGTAGGCGGCGTGGGGGGCGGCCATCCGGACTAGGGGTGCGGCGTGGGGCACCGGGACTGCGTAGGGGATCAAGGCGGGCATAACCCCAATTAAAGCACCTCAGCGGCCGAATGTAAACCCCTATTTCCGAGATTTCTCTCGGGAGTGCAAACGACCCCCGCCCGTGATGGGTGGGGGTCGTCCCGAAACGTCTGGGTTGCGGGCGTTACCCGCCCGGCCGCGTCAGGCGGCGCCCCCATCGATACGGACCCACCGGCTCATCTCAACCTTGACGGCGGACAGGCGTACGGTGGACGACTTTACCCCGGCGTAATGGCCCGGAGTCCAGATGCAGATATGGCCCGGGGACGGGGCCATGAAGCCGTCGCCGTCCAAAGCACCCCACGTCACCTCACCCTTCCGGGCAAGGTAGTTACCGCACCGCGACTTGATGTCACGCACGACGGTAACCCTGTGGAGCACCCGGTGGCCGAAGGCGGAGAACTGGTCGATGACGGCGGGGGACGGGGCGGCGGTCACGACAGCACCTCAGCCACTGTGCGCGTGTTGATGTGGGTCAGGGGCGATCCGTCGCGGGCGATCAGTTGCCCGTCACGCAGCGAGAACACCAGGCCGCCCCGGTTCTCGTCCCGTGACACCACGTAGCCGTCGCGGCCGTCAGCGTGGCGGACCAGTAGCCGGGCCGCAGAGGGCAGGTTGGGGGCAGTCGACCCCTCGACTGCAAACCTGCGGCCGTCGTCGCGGACGTGGGTGAAGTAGACCCGATACGGGTCCTGATACCGGTTGCGGTAGGTGGTGCGGTAGGGCTTGGTGGTGGTCATAACCCCAGTTAAGCACGAGGCGGCGGCCATGTCAACCCCCGTTTACCGGGCGTACCGGCGGGTATCCCTTGCCGTGCTGTGTGCACATGCACTTCGGGCCGGACGCGGTCGCGACGGTGGCGGTGGCGGGGCGGGAGCAACGCTGCCCGGTGTAGTAGCCGTGGCGGAGAATCTCGGCTTGACAGCGCATCACCCGTACACCTCCACGGATGACCGGCGGACGGTGACGATGCCATCGGCGGTGAGCACGTCAAGCGTGCGACCGGTAGGGGACACCGCGTGGATGATGCCGCACGTATCGGCGTAGCGGCCGACCTCGATCACGACGGCTTGCCCGACAGACGGGGCGGGGTAGGTGGTGGTCATAACCCCATTAAACCATCTCAGGGTCGCCGTGTCAACCCCCGTTTACCCCTGTTTCATGGCCTCCGCCAGCCGACGCTCATACGAGGCGGCGTCACGAGCCCGCTGAGCCGCCGCCTCCGCCGCCTGCGCATCCATCGCCGCCGCAGCCGCGAGTCGTTGAGCTTCCGCTTGCGCCGAGGTCACGACGACTTTCTTCTGCCCGCATCCGCAACCCATCGATCAGTGCTCCTTCTTGCCGAGGACCCGGTCACGCGCACGGGCGAGCCGGGAGGGGTGGTCGAGGCCCACGCTACGAGCGATCCGGTCAGCCACCGACAGGGGGATCACGTTGTCACGCTGCTCGATGAGCACCCCGGCGGCGACGAGGGCGGTCTGCTCGCCGTCGTGTGTGTAGGCGACGGTGCGGGGGACGGGGAACCCGGCGACGTTCACCACGAGGGCGCCAGCCAGCTTCCACGGGCCCCGTGCGCTCCTGCGCCAGTCCCCGGACACCCCGGAGGCCCGCAACACCCTCAGCTTGCGCTCATCCACATCGGGGCGGAGGGCCCCGGAGAACCAGATGCCGTGCCGATCCTCGCCGACCGCCACGTCAGCGATCGCATGACCGGTGTGCTCGTAGTGATGCTTCGACGGGGCGAACCCGAGGTTGGCGGGGGCATGCAAAGTGCCGAGGGTGAGTTGGCCGACTGCGACTTCCGAGCCGTCCTCACAGGTGAGGGTGCCGGACCTGTACTCGCCGTAATCGCCACCCTTCGGCGGGGTCACACACACCTTCGGGCCGAACGTCAGATGACACACACCCCACACCGCCAAGTGGCCGAAGCACCTCCCCGAGTCCAGGTAGGTGGCCGGGGTCGGCACCGTCAACTTCGGGTCGCGCAGCCAGACGAGAGGTGGGCGGATCGGCGGATTCACACCGCCAGCGGTGAGGGCGGCATCCAACTCGTCGGAGGCGGTGACGTAGGCGGCGACCTCCGCCACGTCGATCAGAGGGGGCGGCTCAACGCCCGCATCTGTCAAGTGGTGGGCCAGGTGCCGGTATGCGGCCTCCCGGTCCTCTGCGGGCACAGGAGCGACCCCTCCGGGGGCGTAGCCGTTGAGCGCGGCGATGGCGGACAGGCAGCCGGGCACGGAGGCGGCGCCGACACGGCCCCGACCGGTCACGGCGTGGTGAAGGAGCCCGCCCTCACCGTCGTCGGACACCCATGCGAACGCGGCCTCCGCGACCTCGACGGGCAGGGGGTCGGGGAGGCGGCCGACGTTCCCGGTCGAGGACCACACCCCGGACGCGGTCGGCGTCGTGTGCGGGGCCACCGAGCGCATCGAGTCGGCGGGCTCCCCGGACTGCACCGGCTCCGGGCCTTGACTTGCCCCCGGCGGTAGCCACTCGGCGGGTTGCGAGTCCCACTCGGCGTCCGTCACGGCTTGCACGAAGCAATCCTTGAGGGCGGGTTGCCCGGTCAGACAGGCGTCGATCATCTCGGCGACATGGAAGATGACCTTCTCAGGCATCAACATCATCTCGTCGTCCGCCGAAGCCCCCTCGGGCCACACGTACTCCACGTCGGACTCCTGTGTCTCCGACACGGTGACCGACACCCCTCGCATGAAGCCGTCGCCGATCATCTGATACGCCTCGACACCCTCGGCGGTCTTCAAGTTGAACTGGCCCCGGCCACGTAGCCCGGACACGGTGCGACCATCACCGAGGACGATGTCGTCGGCCCTCCACACCTCGTCTGCTTTGGCGACGATGAATGCGTTGTCGTGGCCCTCGGCCGTCACCTTCTGCCAGTAGATCGACAGGGGCGGAGCCCGGAAGGACAGCGACCCGGCGGAGAACTCACGCCTCGGCGAGTCACCGGTTTCGACTTCCTCGACCGCGAGCACCCCCCGCCAGTAGCCCATCGTGTGAAGGGCGGGGTCGTACGCCGACTCCGCCGGCTCAGTCGGAGGTGGCGGCCCGGTGACAGCGAAGCCTTTGGCCGGGTTGGCAGCGTTCTTGTCCCACGCCTGATACACGGCGGCCAGCACAGGATCAGCGGCCGCCTCACCCTCGAGGGCCTCCTCCTCGGCGTACAGCGCGGCGACTTGGGCGTTCGCGTCGTCCTCCGTCTCATGGCACCCGACCTTCTCCCCTGTCTCATCGGACACCACCCCCCACGGCGTCTCAGGCGGGCAGTCTGGATGGTCGGGAAGTACGGACCACGGCATGGAACGGGAGCGTACTCCACGCGCAACCGCCCCCCGGTGGACCTGGGGGGGCGGTTGGCATGCTGCTGCTCGCTCGAGGGGCCAGGGATGGCCCGTCAGCAAAGCTAGCCCAGGATGGGCGGGGGCCGTCAACGTAGGCACACCGCGGCGTCGTACTTGCGCAACGCGTTGCACGTCGCACGGGCCGACATGCACAGCCCGAAGTAGTCGGGGCCGTAGTCAGCTACCGATGAGGCGTAGTGGTGGGCGTCCGATGCCAACTCGGCCAGATCCGCCGGGCACAACTCGACCCGGAGCTTGCCGCCACGGACGAATCCTTCGACCGCATGGCCGAGGCAGGCGCGGTTGGCGTGGTCGTCGAAGAACTTGGGGGGGACGGCCACGGTGACCCGGGGATCGGTACAGGGGCAGGGTTGGTCGCCTTGAGGGAAGTAGACCGGGCCCCACTTGGGTGACTGGATGGACATGGAGTTGCTCCTTGGGTTGGTGGTGGTTGGGTGTTGGGGTCGGGATCAGCGACGGTCGCCGCAGTCGGCGCACCGGTCGCCGTCCCAGAACTTGCAGCCGCAGTCACAGCGGTCGACACCGTTCTCGGGCAGCCACTGGCCGGTCGCCGCAAAGTGGTTGAGGTTGGCGTGGCGCCGTGTCTCGCGGCGGAGGAAATCCTTGAGGCCCTCGATCGCCTGCTCGGGGGTCTGCCCGGCAGCGATGCGGGCGGCGATGCAGCCGTTGACGGCGTCGGCGAAGGTGGGGCCGGTGGACTGGGTGGCGGTGGTGGTCATAACCTCATTTAAGCACGGTGAGGGCTCGGCGTCAACCCCTATTTAGAATATTGTTGCTCTACGCGGCAAGTCCCCGGCCACATAGGCCGGGGACGGTGGGCCCGGTCAGGCGGGCGCCAGCAGACCCCAGGTCTCCGCCCCCGATGCACGGAAGGCGACGGCCTCGGGCCGATTGTGCCACGCATCGGCGTGGGCGTCGTGGGCCGCCGAGATGCAACCCCACTGCACGACCCCGCCCACGATGTCGCGGTAGGGCGCATCGGCGGGCCCGCCACAGGTGGTGCAAACGATGGTGGACATTGTGACCTCCCGGTCGGTGGTGGTGGGATGGGTGGCGGACACAACCCCAGTTATAGACCCTCCGGAGGTGGGTGTCAACCCCTATTTCCTAGACGGCTTTGGAGGCGTGGGGATCGGGGCCCCATGTACGGGTCGTCGTTGAGGGGGCACGGCAGGAAGTCGTCGGCCGTCAACCTTCGATCCATGCGGTCCTCCAGGCAGGCGATGCACAAGAAGCAGGCGCCCGAGCCGTCGCGTGGGCCGACGTACTCGGCCCACAGGTCGTGGTGCACCATGTAGTACTCGGCGGCGGCGAAGGTGTCGAGGCCGCAGTCACGGCACAGGGTGGGGCGGTCACGCACGGGATCGGCGGCTCCGGTTGTGGCGTACCCGGCGGGCCGCCAGTACGGGGGCGCCCTCCTCCGAATGCAGATCGGCCAGAGCCATCGAGGCGTCGATCAACGCGGCGAGGAGGGGCAGGTCGTCCCCGGCGATCCCATTCGTCGGGAGGCCGGTGTAGTCGAGGGTGGCGACCTCACGGTTGAGGAACAACACGAGGTCCATGCGGGTGATCGTCAACCACCAGGCATAGTCGACGGGGGCCGGACAGAACTGGATGAGGGGCGGCGACTTGACAGGCATCGAGGCCAACCCTTCCAGGTCGGCGCGGCGGCGGGCCCGGACGATCAGCCGCTCCGGGTGGTAGGCGTCGGCGGTCACGGTGATGAACCCGGCGTTCCGGGTCATGATCCACACGGGTCAAGCTCTCCGCTGCTCGACGGCCAACAGGTCGGCGGCGTCGTCGCGGGCCGCCTTCATATCAGCCTTCAACCGGCCGACGTACCAGCGGAGGGCGGGGGGACCATCAGATGAGAGCATGCGCTCAGCCTCCTTCGTTGAGCAGGCACTGCACACACCGTCACGGTGGCCGGGCGAGGTGAACAGGTTGCCGACACGCGGAAGGTGTCGCCTGCATACGGTGCATTGCCAGGTACGGGCGGCGGGCAGACGGACTTCGGCGGCAGGCACAGGCGGGAAGGGCATAACCGCACTTTACCCAAGGTGTCGGTGCTCGTAACCGATTTCACAGGGAGCGCAGGAGGCGACGCGTCAGGGCGGGGTCGTCGGCCACGTCAGGCGGCAGGATCTCAGTCGGCCGTCGCTCCGGGTCAGGTAGCGGCGCCCACTCGAGGGCCTCACGCACCTCAGCGATCACATCCTCGCGGACAGCTTTACCGTGCGGTCGATTGCCACGCTTCACGGCACCTCCCAGGGAATGACGGCGTAGTCGGCCACATCCATCCGGGCGACCCTAGCCATCTCAACCTGCTCGGCGTACAACGCCTCGTAGGACTGGCCGTGGTCAAGGTTGGAGGGGACTAGCTCTTGGTAGCGGGCGTTGAGGGTGGCGGCGTTTGAGCCGCCCAGATCGGCCTCCCCGATCGCAGCCTCCAAGTCACGCACCTCCGCCTCCCAGGATTGGAAGGACATGCGCCAAGCCGGGGCCTCCGACGATGCGGCGGGGCCGAGCAGCGAGTAAGCCTGCTCGGCGTACTGCGCCTGTTGGGTGGATGCCAGGTATCCGGCGGCGTCCTCCGGGTAGTTCGCCATCACCCGGTGAATGTCGAGTCCTTGTTGCTCCAAGACGGTGGAGATGTCGGTGGCTCCGACCCCACCGTGGCGGGCAGGGTTGGGGAGGCGTCCGGTGCGCAACACCCCGGCGGCGTCGGCCCGGCGGGTCTGCTCCATCCACACCTCCATGAACTCGTCCACGCTGTCTCCCGTGAACAGCCCGGAGGCTTGCGCTCGTTGGAGGACGATGTCGGGGGCGTCGATCGCGCTGTTGGACAGCCACCTCTGGTTGAGGCGTTCACGCTCCGCCGGTCTGACACTGTGAATCCAGTCGTACTCGCCCCCGGCGGCGCCACGGGGTGGGCGGCGTATCCGCATGGCGTCGGCTTGATCGAGCCAGCGGAGGGCGTCGGCTTGCACCGTCGAGGCTTCGGCGCGGACGGCGGCGCGCAGTCGGGACACATCAGACAGCGAGGCGGCCAGTTGGTCTTGGGACACACCCCAGGCGCCCGCGAAGGATTCACGGCGACCAGCGGCGTTTGCAAAGGCGTCTACTCCGCCCTCACCCAACTCGCCGGACTCTGACAGCGCGGCCAGCTCGGCGGGTTCGCCGAAGGTGACGGTGCACCGACAGTTCACCACCTCCTCAGCCGGGCCGTCCGCCCCCGGGTAGTCGAGGGGGTAGCCGCCCACGTCGAAGGGCTCATCGAGGGGGACGACTTGGCCGTCCGCCTCCCGGTGTGAGGGGCGGGTGCGGGCGTCGCCGGTCGCCAACCAAATCTTCGTCGCCGGGGCGATCTCCGGGATGGCCCGGGCCCCCGCCAGGGCTCCGGCGTTGGAGGCGGAGATGACCTCGGTGCGGGCGATCGTCTCAGCCCGGGAGCGTGATATCTCCGCGACGCCGTTGAGGCGGGCGGTGATGTCACGGATCCCCTCCCCGGCCGTGAAGCCTTCGGTGAGTTGGGCGCGCACGTCAGCCCACATCGCGTCCCCGGCGTTCACCAACCGGTTCGCGGCGGTGGCGAGGTGTTCGCGGGCGGCCCGGTCGATCGTCATGCGGGCCACGACCGGCACCCCGCCCCCGACGTGTTGCACGACCGCGGCATCCAACCCGAGGGGGGTGAGGGTCGGGTTCGGGGGGTCAGGTATGTAGATCCCGGACTCGGCGTACAAGGCGGCGCCGACCGCTGTAGCGGATTGGCCGTACGCGGCTCCGATGTGGGCGGTCAGTCCGGGGACTTGGGCGGCCCACATCTGTTGAGCGATCGCCACGTCCGTAACGTCCATTCCGCCGACCGCGTTGAGGGATGCGGTGACCGACTTGTTGGAGGCGACGAGTTGCTTCGTGGCCGCTTTGAATGCCTGAGCCACAGCGGCAGCGAACGCGGCCTCCGCTTCACGGATCAGGCGGTCCAGGTCACGCTTCGACAACCCCCGGACAACGGTCACCGCTCACCCCTCGGGGAGGGTGTCGAGGTCGGGGTCGTCGTCATCGAACGGGGCCGACCACTCACCACACCAGTCATGCGACGCCACGTCCGGCCAACCGGTGTACGTGACGGTCGAGTGGAGGGTGAGGAGGGGGCTGGTCCCGTCCTCATCGACGGCGTCCACCGAGTCCTCAACGTCGATCGACTCGTCGGTCCATTGGGACGGCGGGTTGCGGCGGCACACCCCGTCCTTCGTGGTGGCGCGGGCGCCCGGTCGGAAGTAGAGGCAGTTGGAGCATGCCATCATCGCCATCAGGCACCCCCCGGGGCGGGGGCGGGGGTGTCGCCGTTGGAGGACCCGGGGGTGGGGGCAGTCTGCTCGGCGTCGTCAGCCGGTAGCTCACCGTCCGGGGTGGGGGCCACGTCGACCGGTTGATCCTCCTGCACCTCGTCCACCCCGGCAGACACGGAGGCGGTGGTCGTGATCCCCAGCAACTCCAGGCCGATCGCGGCGGTCGCGGGGGCGGCGACAAGCATCAGCCCGACCCGTTGCCGGATCTCCTCCGGGTCCGTCAGCAAGTCGCCACCGTCGAAGCCTGTCTCGCGGAGGGTGGCCTCGTTGGTGATCACCAGATCCTTGTGCAACGTGATCGCATTCGTGGACCGGTCGGGGCGCACCGCCAACTCGGACAGGTCGTACCAGATGACCCGTTGGTTCGGGTCCGGCATGTCCTCGACCTCTTGATCGAGCGGCATGATGGCGCGGGCGTCGCCCATGGCGCCGAGGGCGGGCCACAGGTAGCCGACCGTCAACGACCAGCAGATCAGCTCCAACAGCGAGGTGACCGTCGTCTTCAACGCCGATTCCTCGACTTGCCAGGCGCCCCAGTGATTCATTCCGGCCATGCCGAGGAGGACCTCGGGGGGCACGTCCATGGCGGTCGCGAGGCGGCGGATCTCAAACTCTCGGTCCGCCCGAAGGTCGGGGTCGATCAGCCCGGCGAACTGGTCGTAACGGATCGAGGCGATCCACTCGGCCTTCGCCCGGGCGATGAACGGGACGGCGGCGGCGGCGGAGCCGGGCGTCTTGATCGCCGTCGTCCACAGGTCCAACAACTCGGCGGTGAACGGGTCCTCAGCCTCGAGGTACGGTTCCTTCGCCGGGAAGTCCATCTCCTCCGGGATCCAGTACATGCCGTTCGATGCGAGGCGGGATTGGATCTGGGCGTCAACCTTCCGATTCAGCAGCTCCAGGCGGCGCAGGATGGGCAGCGCCGCCCTCGTGGTT